ATGGATAATTCAACTTCTTCTAATATTCAACAAAATACTACCAATCTAAGTGGTGGTATGATGACCAGCGTAGCGAGTGGTGTTGATGGTGCGCTACGCTGGGCATTTCCTCATTATGGAAATTAGTCTTCGTTAACTAGACTTGCGAAGTAATCCATAGTATTATCTTCGCCTTCTACTTCTGTCTTTTTAGGCGTGGCGAAGTCTGGAATATTATCATCCAATGCCGAAGCCTTTTCCTCACCCATTGAAGCAGTTTGTGCCATTGTTGGTTGAGGTGCAGTTTGACCAAGAACATTCCGCATTTTAGTCTCTAGTTCTGCATACGACTTATAGTTTTCTGGATCAGTAAACTCTGAAAGATCATGACACTTGTCATACACTTCTTCCAAGCGTTCATCACTATCCGATACTGCGCGTGATGCAGCAAATTCAGATTTATCATAATTACGATAACCTTCAACATCACGAATTTTGAGTTTGAAATCCGCACCTTCCCACATACAAAATGGATTCATAGGTGTTTCATCTGCAAACTCTGGTGACCAAGCATCCATAAGTTTATCAAAGATTTTCTTACCATATTGGTACATGAAAACTTTGCCTTCATTTTCTGGATTTCCTGGATCAGAAACTACCAGAATATTTGAAACATGATGCAGCCGCCGCTTTTGACGCCGCGCTGTTTCTTTATCAGATTCAATACCACTATTCCAAAGTTTGGAATTGTATTCACCAACTGGGTCTTGTTGTTCAATTGAAGTCAAAGACTTCTCAATATACCATTTACCAGTTGGACCTTTAAAGGCATGATCCCAATATCGTACAAAATGTACTTCAGAACCTTCTTTCCCATCTGGCAAGAAACGAATAACAGCATAACCATTATTCTGTTTATCAACAGTGGGTTTCCACATGCGTTCATCCACATAAGATTTTGTAGTGGTATTTGTTGCTGTTGCGGCAGCAGTTAATCGGTCAATCTGACCACGATTACGTTTTAGATTTGCAAAAGACATATTTTATTTCTCCATATATGCTGAATTATTGCTGTAATATTTTTAGTATAACTGTATTATATCATATTTGTGTGTGTATGTCAACCATATTTATCAAATTATTTTCTCTGAAAAATAATGGTCTCTTTACCAGTGTCTGGGTTTACTGATGGAATTGCAACGTGACCATCTGGCACAGGTTGTGTTCCTACATATTCCCAAGTTGTGCCTACTGCACGATTGGCTGGACCTGCGGCAAAAAACTCTTCATTATCATTTAGAAAGAGCATAGTAATCATGATTAGTTCAAACATTTATTTTCCTTTTATATGTTTATATAGTTCGTAGTAATAGTCAAAAGATATTGGGTAATTTTCTGGGTTTGGCAGTACTCCTTTAAACATCAATATAAATTCTTGTATCTCTTTATCTGTCATTTTCCATACTCTGTCTCTTATCACAGTAGATTGTCCACATATACCAAGAAGCCCCTAGAGGTAAAATAGCATTTAAATTAATTATTGGAGGTAATATTGTGATTACTGCTGGAAACATAAACATTGCCATGAGAGCCACTGCTATATAATCATACCACCGTATCATTCAAAAATCAATTCGTTTTGCTTTGGTAAAAAATTAAGACTCATCGCTTCTGCCTCAATCTTCTCCTTTATTACTGGTGATATGAATTTGCTCACATCCTCTGGTTCAAGTTCAGTAATGCTACATACCTCAACAACAGCATCAATATAACCTAGTTTTTTATCAATTACTTGTTCTTCTATTAGTTTGCTAAACTTTGCTCTATTCATAAAGTTTTTTTCTATCATTTATTCATTGCCCTTAAAATTATGGTATCTTTATTAATCCTACCATTCGCGATGGTTGTTTTTGTGGTAAGACTAGACCACTCTTTGTTTATTTGGTTTGAAGTCTTTTTGAGTACCATTGGAATAAAGACCTCTGGTTTACGCAATTTTGTAACCCTTGATGCCCCAAAATCAACACCTTGAAGAGTCGTTCCTTTTACCTCAAAACCACAACTCTTTTCGCAAACCAATTCAGTTAATGCTCTAGTCTTTGCATTGAATAAATAAATTCTCATCGCTCCAATCAAAGATGTTGGGCTAATAGATGCTAGTTTAAACTCTACAGAGTCTTTTAAGTATTGAACCTTTGCTACTTGTTTTTCGGCAGACTTTACTACAGGTCTACGAGTCTTACGAGTCGCCTTCTTTGCTGTCATATATTTTTCAATATCTGTAAGAATATTATCTACAAACTTTAAATATTTTTTCTGGTCACTTACTTTCATAGACGAATAGCCCTCAATAAGATCAGGAGTTTTTTTGTTTACTAATTCGTCCAATTCATCCCTTAATGGAATATAGTGATCATATGTTGCCTTTGCTGTAATGTAAGGAACATCATGTTTTTTCATTTCACTATAAATAGAGAAATCTTTTTCATCTTTCCAATTATCAATAATAATTTCAATACCACCAATAAAATCACTAGTGCGTTCTTTAATAATTTCCGCTGGAGATTTTCTTGGAGTTGTAACAACTCCAATATTATCAGTTTTATTTAAAAGTTTACGCTTACCTAGCCGCAGAATTTCATTAACTTGTTTTGTAAGAACTTTTTCAGCATCCCACCAAGTAGGAAATTCTAATTGTAGTTCTGCCCATGCAATCGTTGCCGCTAAACCAGGAGATTGACTGATTGCCCAATCTGGGGCTTGTAATGCTATCTTAGCATCTTCTTTAGATAAGGACTTCTTCACATGGTTTTTTATTTTTACAGCAATATCTTTTCTGTCAACCTCTACTCTTATGTAATCGTTGAAATGCTGAAAGTTATCTGTTGGTGCAGCAGCAAATCCAGTTTTAGTTTTTCTAGAAAAAGATTTTCTTTTTTTTGATCGTGCCATGTGATTCACTCCTAGTGATTATTGCCATAATCCTAAACTATTTTTTAATGAAAGTCAAGTCTTCTTTTTCTAAAATCCATTCTGGTAATTGGATTAATTCTACTTCACCATCATCATGTTTCTTATAGACAACATAACCTTCATCGCAAAGTTTATCAACTGTATGATCAACAATTCTTTCTATCCTTTGAGTATCATACTTTTGAACTGCTGATTTAAGTCCTAGACGATAGGCAATAAAAAGCGCAAACGTGACGATTGCGCTTAATATATATTGGTCAATTACAATCATACCATCCGCTCAAAAGAAATGAGTTTTGATGGTTTAAATGCTCTCCAAGCATTAGCATCTGTACACCAAACTGAAATACGATCTAGATCAAGGTCAACAGTATCAGATTCTTTTAATTTAGTACCAAACTCTGGTAGGTGATCTGCCATCAAAGTACAAGGCATAACACGATTGTCACCATTTACTTTTGTAAATGTGACTTCATAAACTCCAGTTTGGAGTTGTTCAATAAGTTCTGATTTCGTTAGCATATAGTTTCCTTTCATGATATACTGAATTATATCATAGTTTGTTTAAGTTGTCAACTTATATTTTAATTATTTATACTTGACCACAAAGTTGAAAAATGGCCTAATATTAGAAAGGGAATTCCCTTTTACCACCAGCAAGATTTTTTATTCTTTGCTCTAAAAAACTTATGGTAGTATGAATATGACCACAATCATGTGGTTGAATTAGAGTCCTATAATACTCTATTTCTTCTTCTAGGATTTGTATTCGCACATTATCAATGTGTTTAATTGGTTCCCAAATATAGTTTTCATTCTCCATTCCCATTAATTACGTTCCCCATTCACTTCTTGTTTTCATTGCTTCTATAATAAACTCAACATGACTTTCAGTACAATTACCTACAACAGTATCATCACCAGTATGTGAAGGTAAGAGGTTTGCAAGTTTGTTCTTATAAAATGTACCTACTTCATATAAATCACGTTCTCTGCCATACCCATTATCTATGATAGATAATCCATAGTCACCAAACCGCACAACTGCGCGATTGCCACCGTTACTCATAGGTTCAAATTTTAACTCTGAAAATTTCATAGTAAATGCCGTATATACAACTGTTCGCATAATAACTTAGGCTCCCATATTTTTGCAGTGATTTTTCCATTCTTTGGATAATCCCACATATCTTTGAATTTGTTAATTGCACAAAATTCACTTATTTCGCGGATGGTAGTTACGAACTTACCATCCACAAGAATTTCATATACTTCAGTTTTCATCAGCGAAGGTATCCCGGACCTGTCCAAGAAATGCTATAGTCACCATCAATAATATTTCCGCGAGATGAATTCCGCGCTGGAGTTTTCCAACCAGCCGCCATGAGAATGTCACCAAGATTGAATTTTTTATCGTCAGCAGTATTGACAATAAAACCCCACACTCCACCAGAACCATTTACAATTCTGATATATTTTTTACCTACAGTGTAGGTAATTTTTTTTGCAAATTCTTTTTCCATTTTTGCTATATGGTCAGCAAGAGATGGATCAGAAGATTTTGATCGTGTCCCATAGTCTGCAATAATATCTGAAATCAGAGCATTTACATTAGAAGTGATATCAGTCATTTGTTTGTCCTTTCAAGACTAAGTGATTCTCTTTACTTTTATAATATAGACAATTTTTACTTGATTGTCAACCCCTATGCAAAGGGATTGATATAAAAACCAATAGGCAGTCCATAACCATTCTCACCCATATAATCGTCACGAATATCATCAAGTGTTATATGATGAACAGAACCGTTGTCCCACATTACATCAACCATAGTGCCTTGGGCTGTATCTTCCATTTTAGAAATTTGACCATGCATCTCAGGAACTGTCGCTCCAAAATTTCCAATAATGTCTAAACCGATATGTACATTCATGGGGAAGCCCTTTCAAGACTGATTCTCTTTACTCTTATAAACTAGCATAAGATATAAATATTGTCAAGAGCCATAAACAGTATTATGTGTATTATTTACTCTTACAAATGTAGCGCATTTTGATAAATCTTTTAATCTGCTTGCGCCAACATAAGTACACGCTGATCTGATGCCAGATAAAATATCAATTAGTGTTAACTCCACCGGTCCTTTATGATCTACTGTGACGGTTTTACCTTCAACACCTCTATATTCTCTATGACCAACTTTATGTCTATCCATAGCAGAGCCTGATGCCATACCATAAAATTTCATTTTACCATTGTCTATAATACCATCACATTCATCATGCCCAGCAAGCATACCACCAATCATTACAAAATCTGCACCAGCGGCAAATGCTTTCACCATATCACCAGAAGTAGTACATCCACCATCTGCAATAATATGGGCATCCATACCATGAGCCGCATCAGCACATTCAATAACAGCACTCAATTGAGGCATACCAATACCAGTTTTAATTCTTGTTGTACAAACTGAACCAGGACCAACACCAACTTTTACAATGTCTGCACCAGCAAGAATTAGTTCTTGTGTCATATCAGCAGTGACAACATTACCCGCAATAATTGTAGCGTCTGGTTCTAAATCACGCATTTTCTTTACGGCATCTACAAAACTAATTGTGTAGCCATTGGCTACATCTAAACCAATAAAAAATGCTTCACTTGATTGGTATATTTTTTGAGTGTTTTGAATGTCAGTATCAGATATTCCACCCATAACGCATAAATTATCTGCCTTATGATGATTTCTAGTGGGCCATACACCTTCTGCATTATAATGTTTGGCGAGACAAGTTATCATATTATAATTGGTCAGCACATCTGCCATGGAAAATGTTCCTACAGTATCCATGTTTGATGCCATAATTGGAGTTCCCATCCAAGTTTTTTTACTATGTTTAAATTTGTATTTTCTCTCTAAATCAACATCATACCTTGAAGTTAGTGTTGATCTTTTTGGTCTAATAAGAACATCAGAATAATCAAGTTTCACATCATCATTAATTAGCATTATTTTTTCCTTTTTGCAATTCGTGTAAAGAGTCAATTACGATTGTTGGATATTCACCAAGATAACTTCCTGCTTCAAGAACATCTCTATCTAGTAAATGTTTATGGTAATGCTCTAACTTATTCCATTCTTTTAAAATGTTTTTAGCCAAAGTATCAAAATAACTATCCGAAAAAATAGGATTAGATTCTTCATAGTAAGCATATGATGCCATAAGATAATATGGTATCATCATATTAGGATTGTTCTTAATAATTTTATTAGCATGTTTAGCCAAGTTCATTTTTTAAATTTTCCAGTTACATAAGAACCCTCAGAAATATCGTAGGCGGCTATTATTTCTTTAAACATTTGTGGAGTTATTACAACAATATTGAAATCATCTTCTTTATCATACTGTCGTATATAGACATATTCTTCATCAAATATAAGTTCAACATCGTCTGCGTTATTGTGATTATCTATAACAACCACTGTAGAGTAATCAAATTCATGTTCTACTGTAAACATATTATCTCCGCATATTAGCAGCATCAATTGCTGCATTTTTATTGTCTTTACGAATTGGCATTAGATTGCTCTTGTGTGTTGTAACGATACCAGCGATTTCATTCCCAGTATAAGATTGGGTTTCTTTTTTCAAACCATTTGAACAAATACTATCTGAAGTTTGTGGCATTTTTCGGACACTTAAATCAGGCATATCCGAGCGGTAATTACTAGGCTTATCACTCACACCCATTTTTTTAAGAAATGCGTTATGTTCATTTTGTCGCTTTTGCCAACCAGCCGAGCGTTTCAGTTTACGTTTTTTTGTATTGTTTGAAGTCATACCTTGTATGAGATGCATAGCCATTTCAATTACCTGTACCAGTAAATGGATCATTGTCTAAGTGATATTTACGAATTAAACCTTCATAAAACTCAATTTTCTTTTCAAGTTCAATTATATGATTTGCTGCTTTCCATGCAAAATGTTCTGTGCATCTAGACTGCCATTCTTCACCCGCTTGATTTTTAAGAGAAATAACAATTTCAGATTGTTTTGGTCTGGGCGTTATGTCCATATAAACACGCCGTTCTATGGCATGTTCATTTTCTTCTTCTTCAATTCCATGAGTATTGACTTCCATCAATAATCGCCCCAATCTTCACCAACTCCAGGATTATCATACTTAATTGTCTGATGTAGAATATCACCATAATATTCTTTTGCATATTTACTTGCATCAGTATAGTGGTTGATATTTTCATCAGTATCATCTATCACAATTTTAGCGAAATCTCGTTTGATCATTGGACGCTTTTTACTGTTTAATTTAACTTTTTTTAATTTCTCATGTCGTTTGTGAACTTCTGCTATAAGTGCCATACGATCTGCTTGAGTAGTCGCTGTTTTCATACTTTTCTCCGAATCATTATTTTTACCATTATAACCCATTTATTAAATTTTGTCTAGTAGTTTGTGAATAAAATTTAAAGGTTACATCTTTGTCGTTACATTCCTTTACAAACAAAGGAACTGCATATCCACTTTGTCCTTGAAAAATTAAATCACCGTCACGATACACTTTTGCCTTGGAGTTGCTAGGTCCAGACAAATCTAGTATTAGGTTATCGTGACGATATATTGCCATCTCATTGCTCCTTAAAACCAATCCTTATGACAACCAGAACTTTCATTTTCATCATAGCCAGCAAAATAGGCTTTTATTTCATCGGGCGTCATATCTTCTTCTTCTATTTTTATACCGCTACCAGTACCTTGTGTCCAATAGTGGGGTATTGGTGAACGCCGATACCAAGAATCTGCACCACCACTATCGTATGGGCCACCATGTCTTTCATCATATTTAGTCATTTTATGCTCCTATTGTCATGTAATAACCATCCGCACTAACTTCCATGGTTCCATCACCATTGCAGTATGTTTGATATAGTTCTGAACCAGTAAACCAAGTACACGCTTCACTCATCAATGTCAACTCAGCAACCCGAATTGTGGCTTTGATTGGCATTTTCCAGTTTTCCATGTTTTGGGTCAACTTATCAAATGCCTCTTGGAAATCACCGATAGTGTATCCATTTGAACTTACAACTTTCATTTTCATGCGACAGCCTTTCTTTGCATTTCAATTATCATCTCTAACTCAACGTCATCAGCCTTTTCATCAAGCATCTCTGATAATGCCATAATATGTCCAGCGGGAATTGGACTCTCTGGTGAGTTTGTGTTTTTGATTAACTGACGAAGCATTTGAGCAATTTCACGATATTCAGTCATGAGGTTACCTTTTCTTTTATTGTGAATTCAACATTAGGAAAAATCTCAGAATAAGCAGAAACCCATTCAGCGGCATTGCCATAACAGGTTTCTGTATTCACTAGTTGATTATCAAGAGTCCGATACTCACCCCGAACACTAGCAGTACCTGTTCCGTATATTGCAAAAGTAGTCATTTGTGAACCCTTTCAAGTGATTCTCTTTACTCTTATAAACTACGATAATTATGCTGCCATGTCAAGCCTTTTATCTCTTGCCATTTCCATACGCTTGTTCATTTTCATCCAAGCATCAGGCTTCATGATGTTAGTATTGATTTTGAGTTTGAGTTTCTTTTCCTTGAAACAAGCCTTGAGATATTCCGCTTGCTCTTTACCAATGAAACGAGATACCAACTTCAATAGATCAATCCGAAACTGAGTGTCATGGTGCATATTACCAGCACAATGAGCCATCTCATGAAGGAGAACATATTGGTTCATTCCACCTTTGACATTTAGATCAATATTATTTCTCCAGGCACGACCAGCAGTTCTATTGCCATACATAGTAGACAAAGCAATATGCGTATTGTTTGACATTTTCTGCCAAGTCTTTGAGGCTAGAACGTGGTCACAATACTTTTGTGCTTCTGCGAGGTTTTTGAATTGTTTGCCAGTACCATAAGTACGCTCATATTTGAATTCAGACTTGTAAACTTTTGAACGATCTGAGTCGCGACTATACTTGCCATGCTTACGACCAGTTTCAATAAGGGTCTGCTTCTTATTGAGATATGCCAAGTATGACATAATGTCTGAATTATCCCAATTAAGAGATTGGAGATTCTGTGCTATCGGTTTTTGGTGTGTTTGATAAATGAGCATAGGAACCCTTTCACTGATTCTCTTTACTCTTATAACTTACAATATTTAAATTAGATTGTCAATAGTTAATTATCACCAAATCCATATGATATTGTGTCACTAATAAAATCTTTGATTATGGGAACAGATTCACTCATATGGTCAAATCTGTGTGAGCCGCTAGACCAAGAAAAAATATCTACCCAATTTGAATCTAAAAATAGTTTGACAGTTTCTTTTGCGTCTATAATTTTATCATCTAAGTCCAACAAAAGCAATCCAGGTGTACAACCGCAATTTTCTTGCATATGTGCAAAATTTGAAATAGTTTCTTTTGTCAAATTGTATTTACGCTCTTTATGATCAACGCCCGAACCCTCATACTTTTTAAGAGTTTCAGAAGGATTGATTGCGGGGTTTATCATAACATAAGGAATAGAATATTCATTAGCCATCTTATGGACCATATAACCGCCCATAGAAGTACCAACAAGTAAATCTATATCATCTTTGATAAGAGAGTCGTAAATTATTTTTTGATTTTTTTCTTGACTATCACAATAATTTAAATCGACTCCAAAAACTTTTCCTAGATTAGATAGTTCTACAATTTTAGGATTACTCGCATCATAACATGAGCCAAAGCCATGCACATATAAAATATTCATCTTTCTCTCTCTGATTCTTTTTACTTCATGATATTAATGTATTATTAAGATGTTGTCAAGAATTTATTTTATAAATTTACCTTTTGTTCCAAAAGCAACTTTAAATATCATTTCTCCACCTAAATCTCTCAGATAACCATACTTCTTTAGTTCTGGATACTTGTCAATGGTGAAACTAGCATCCTTCGGCCATTCTCTCGGATTAATTTTTGTGATTGAAATTGCACCATCAATATATTTTGGATCAATTGCAAATTTCTCTAAAACGTCCCAAGGAACACTTTTCATCATTGTGCCTAGTGCAGATTTACTCTTTTCACCATACGATCTTTTTATTTCTTGAGCAAACATATTAGCGACGATGGCTTTAGATTCATCACCTTTAACAGCACCCATTGCTACAGATTTTCTACCGCCTTTATCTTTATAAAGTATTACTGCTACAAGTTTACCATTTTTTACAGCCATTTTCCACATAGGAATATTGTCAATCATAGACTGTTTGCTTTCAAATCCTTTACCTTTAATTCCGCCTATTTTTTCATAAGATTTTTGCAGCAAACTCCAAACATCGTCAGACCACTTACGCTTCAATTCCTTATCATTAGGAAGAGCATTAACAAATCTTTCTGCTATAAATGTATTAAAAGTTTTCATTTTGATTTCCACTATAGTTTTTTTATTATTTATATGATGTGGAAATCATAAATGTAAAATATGATGTTAAAATCATATTAGTTTTTGTAAATTTTAGTTAGCATTTCTTCAAACTGTTCAACTTTGGTAAGTCTGTTAGGCCAATGAATATAATCTTTTTGTGGATTCTTTTTAAGGTTATTGAGCAAGGGAATTATAGCATTATAAAGTTTATCAATTTTGTATTGAACAGCATCTAGATTTTCAGCACTAGATGTGGATTTTTGAGTGAGTTCTTGTACGGTCTCTAATTCATCTTCAGTAACTGCTGTAAAACCAAAGTCAAAAATATCATCACTCATCTTTTGTTTCCCTCAATCTTCTTGCAATATAATCGTGATAAGATTCTTGCTTTTCAGTCTGCATTTCTTCAATCTGTCTGCTTCTATTTTGCATATTTCTTATGTTCTCTCTAAAATTTTCAGTTCTCTCTTTATGATACATATCTGATAGTTCTCTTAAAAATTTAGGATCAGTTTTACGTTTAGTTTTTCTTTTCATAAAATTTATCCAAGAAATGGTCATATCATGTATCATTTTATAAGGAAATCCCTTGATCTTCTACTTTTGGATAAAGTTCTCTTGGCATGGCAACAATTGGAATACGTTTTTTAGGATCATCTGAACCATTTAGTTTTTTAGGAACACACCCTATTTCTAATGGCACAAAATTACCTTCTCCATATTGTCTAGATAATTCATTATACATTGTTGTGCCAAGACCTCTTATATTTGCTTTTGCATATACAACACATTCTTGAGAAGTTTTAAAATTTTGACCTTGAATAACATACGCTTGTCCATCGTTTAAACTAAACAAAGAGTATAAAATCCATGCGGCATAATTCATTGGTCCATTCCACCTGGAGTAAATTTATTTCCATTTAAAATTAGACATGAAAAACCCTCACCTTTAAGTATAATAGAAAAACTTCCAGTATCTGGATTAACAAACATTGAAGTAATTCCCGTTAATTTCCTAGCATACTCTGGTGGATAATTGGGTGGTATTACAAAAGTTATTCCAAAAGCATCAAATAATTTCTTTTCTTCATATTGGTCAATTATTGCTCTTATTTTTTTTGGTTCATCGCATATACTTCTTATAGCAATAGGTGTAGAAGTACTAGGGTCCATTTGAGGCATCTCTTGCGGAGATTCTTTTGGAACTTTATTCTTTGAATCTTGTGCTTGAGCGGTAAATGCAGACATCGCTAAAATCAATGCCACTACTTTTATCATGATTAACTCTCCTTTAATAACTCCGCAATTCTTTTAATATAGCCATATTTTTCATCAGTTTCTTGCGCGAGTTGTTTCTTTAACATCTCTATTTCAGACGCTTGAATTAGGAGAATTTTACGATATCGCTCTGCTTCTGTATCATCAGTTAGTTGTACCATGTTAAAACTCCATGTAAAGTAATATTTATATAAAATATAAACCATCTGACTTACAATATTACGCCACGTTATTAGTAAGTCTCATCAATATTTATTACTCATACGGTATTTTTTTCCTACTTTACGAAATCTCTTATTATAACCACGTTTGATTTTTTTAATTTGTCCCTTACTCCAGTTGTAATATTTACGAGCCTTAGTAAGACCATCGTACTCATCACCGCCCTTCATAGGAATTCTACTCATAAGTTTCCCCAGTTTCTCGGAAAAAGTTCTCAGACCAAAATGCTTTGTCATCAATCCAAATATCATAATGTTCTTTTTTACCAACACTCAATTCGTGATATTTTACACCCCAAGCCATAAGTTGTCTCCTAGTAAGAGGTTCATAATCAACACCACTCACACAACCTCTTGCAGTCATATATTTTATAGTATGACCAGCATCATATAATTTATTTACCTTTTCAATCCTATTCATCATGGGTTCATGCAATTCATAGTCTTTTTTACCATTAGGTTTTAAAACCTCATTACAAATCGTTCCATCAATATCAATAACATATTTCATTTTTTATTTCCTCATCATTTGAATTAATAATTAAGTCAATAGGCATAGACACTCTTAGAGGTGCTAAACTTTGTTTTACTGAATGATATATGTAGGCTGGCATTACAAGAACATCTCCAGTTTTCGGTGTAAATTCTATAGAACCATAATGATCTAAAAATTCAGTTTTATAACCTTTAGATGCTATCGCCCATCTTGGATCATGCAAAACTATTTGTCCATCGTCCGCCTCTGCATATAAGTAGACAACTGAAATAAAATCAACCTCTTGATGTTGATGAATTGGCATTGACCCCTTACCACGATTAATATTAAAGGCAGATGAATATCTATAATCAAAATCTTTTAAGTTAATACCTAAAACCTTATCAAAATATTCACCAAAAAATCTATCCGCACAAGTTCTAAGCAGCAAATCTTCCTCTATATCAATTTGCCCAATATGCATACCCTTATCAGATTTATCACCTAAACCTTTAAAGTTTTTTCTTTTTTTATTTCCTGTTTTGGAGTCAACACTATGGGCAATCATTATATCAGTAAACAATCTATCACACTCAGTCTTAGTGATTGATGTTTTTAATATAGGTGATACCCAACAATTGTTGACCCCATTTTTAATATTTAAAGTCAAATATTATTCTCAACATATTTTTCTGTCATTTCAAGTAAATCATGATATTTTGCAACTTGTTCCATTTCCGCTTCCATTGCTTCAATAATGTCTGGATGTTCACCAACACCAGCAGCATTATGAAGATACACTTCAAAATTGGCTAGGTGTTTATCAATATGACCTTGAGCATGGCTCTTAAAAGATTTTATTAATAATTCACGCATCGCTTTCTCCTTATTTTATAATTAAGATAAAATTACAGTATTAGTATAATCTGTATAATCATCTGATGTGAATGTTCTCACTACAGTTTCTCTTACCATTTTATCATCACGTTTTTTATATGTTACCAGTTCTTGCCTAGTAACATTTTTAGTTTCATTTTGTGTTGCAAATCTAAGCGGCCCATCTTCTGGATAAATAGATTTCATAATAATTTAATCCTTTATACTATACTTGAATATCTATGCTTTTTGGTTTAACTCCTTCAACTTGCGGTATATGCATTTTTTTACCATCAGCACCATACGTGCCAGCATGACCTTCATATGAATTAGCCAATGCTTTTTGTGGTTGTCTCACTGTTAACTCAGTTCTACGGCGAGTTTGTTCAACTATATTCATCTGAAGTTCTTTCGCTGCTTGAGTCTTTACAATTAGTTCCAGTGGTTGACTCGCATAGTTATGTGAATATGCTGGTCCTTTAATATCCATTATCTCATAATATCCTTTACAATGTTAAGCAATGATCTTTTACTTTGGCGTCTGTCTAATTCCACACCTTTAGTTCGTGCGAATTCTTCTAATTCTCTTTTAGACATGTTTTCAACTTCAGAAAAATCTTCTTCTACTACTTCTGGCTCTGGCTCTGGTTTTGGAGTTGGGGCGATTGGTACTGGTTGACCTAAAGTACCATTCCATTCATCAATATCCGCTTGAGATATTGTTTTTGCCACAAGTAGTTCTCTACCTTTCATCCAGCCACTAGTTGTTGGGTGTGCGCCTTTTGCCCATGCGGGAGGTTTAATTGCCATTTTAAATATCCTTTATTAATTTCTACGTTGTTATTTATATTGGTGCGAGAGGTAGGATTTGAACCTACGATCAACCCGTTATGAGCGGGGCGCATTAACCGCTATGCTACTCTCGCGTTATTTGGTACTATCACTCAGACTTGTTGGCACAATTTTCAAAAACTTCCATGATAGTTTCACCTTTTAAGTTTTTTGGAATGACAAAACTACCGTATCTTGATCCATTATGACTATATACTTTTATACTATCTTTAAATTTATGAAAATAAAATAATCCTTGTGTTGGAAACATTTTATTTTCATCACCTATCCATAATGATCCTGCAACTATCAAACATGTAAGCATTGCAATCTCCTTTTTTACTATTTTAGATTCAAGGGTGGAGACTATGCACAATCTCCACCCTCTATTTGTCTTTCTCGTTGACAACCACGCTCTGGTTTTCGTCGGTACAGAGTATTCACCGACCTAGTACGACCTTGCAAGGCTTTCATTCCGACTAGGGTTTCACTGAGCAATCTTTTAAACTCCAACGCTTCGCGCTCCAATTTAACTTCATACCCAGTTTCTTGGCGGTCTCTGCAAGACTCGAACTTGCAACCTACGGCTTAGAAGGCCGTTGCTCTATCCATTGAGCCAAGAGACCGAATCTTTTGTTAATCATAATATATCACACGCGAACTTTAATGTCAACTTCTTTTTAATATAAATTATTAAACTGCAAAACTTTCTCCACACCCACATTGGGCCTTTGCATTTGGATTTTGTACTACCAAATAATTACCACCTAATTCTGTTATGTAATCAACAGTACATCCAAAGACAAACATTTCTGCCATAGCATCAAGAACCAATATATTATCAATCAGTGTTCCTTTTGAATCATCCTCAACATATGACCATTCATATTTAAAGCCACTGCAACCACCACCTTTTACTTCAAGGAGTACATAATTTTTATCAGCCAAAACTAACTGATGAGTCATATACTCCTTTGCCTTATCAGTAACATTTAAAATCATACTTTTAAATCGCCACTTTTGATAATAGCATCAACAAGTTTTTCATAATCAATCTTATGACTTGTACTATTACTTGCACTATCTTTTGTCATGGTCATTTGCTCTAACTCCATTACGCTACGAAAATCTGTCTTTGACGTTTTTCTAATAGACAAATTTTGCATTGTTGACATTACTGAGGCAGTACGCCCATATGAATTAATTCGCATTTACAAACTCCATAAGTTTTCTATCACTACTTTCTAGAACGACAAAATCACCAAAATGTTTATCAAAAATTTTCACTAAATGAAAATAATCTCCTGCACACATTTCACTAGTTATAGGTGATGCTCTAGTGCCTTTATAGTGAGCATATTCTTTTGCTTTTGCAAGAAGAAAAAATGCATTACCATCAGGTCCATCAAGATCAATTATAATATCTGATTGTGGTGTTTTTTCGCGTATCATTCTAAATCACCGTCATCCTCGTTTGAGATATGAATATCAAGTAATAGTTTTATATTACGAGCCAGAACTTCAACAATAGAATTCAATACATCAATTCTATTGTTGAGATTTGCAACAGATTCTCCAACTAGTTCTAACATATCTTCTTTAGTTGCCAAATGATCATCAGCCATAGATTTCCATCCCATCGTATTCAGTTTGATATATGGGTTCTCCATACCGATAATTACCTATCCATAAAACATTATACACATCTTCATACCACATCTTTACGTTTTCGTGGTAAGAGGATACTGTTTCCCAAGTTCCATTGCCCTTTGACCATTTTGCAAAATCTAGTTGCATCATTGTAGAATGTTCTCCTTGAGCAGTCTCAGGATTAACACGGTGATGCTCTTCCCACCGAATATCATTCCAGTTAGAGTCATTAGTAGAAGGTTGTGGGGTATTCATATCAATCATGATTCTCTCTTTCTCTGATTACATATATTTTATAGCATACCTAATAGTGTGTGTCAACTAGCATTTTTCCATAGTTAATTTTGAAAACTTGTTAGTTTCTCTCATTTTTTTATAGTAACTGTCTGCGTTACTATGAGAAAATCCAGATGCCCATTCAGAAAGTACAAAGTTTTTGGTTTGAGAATCCCAATTATACGCCTTTACAGTCCAATATGCATTTTCACTCATAGCGATTTCCTTTGCCATTATTTAGTGATTTTCTATTATCGCATATTTTTTTTAGATTGTCAAGTATTTTCTCAACCTATCAATCTCTTTGCTCCAATCATCACAAGGATCATCTATTGGAACAGGTTTTTCGTGGTGCATATATTACCGCATTTGTAGTTAGTCTTATACTATATTTAGTGTTTTATCCGACTTTAGGCACAAGTTTTCCAACTACTATAAAGCATACCCTCTTTTGAGAAAGCGTCTATCTCCCAAGGCTTTTCATCATAGTTAAGATCGCCAAAATAATCACCATACCAAGTCTTTTCTTCATTACAAAAAAATCCATGAAGAACTTGCTGAACATGAACAATCTCATGAAATATTGTTTTAATAATTTCTTCTAAAGATTTCTTACTGTTAATTTCAATAACAGCGACACCATCCTCTTCTTCACCAATCCCATCAAAGTAACCACAAGTATCCCCATCTTCTTCATTAAATACTATCTGAAGTTCTTCTAATTCTTCTAAATCAAGAATTTGATCTGCATGGTTAACGATAGAATCAATCATATCATCTGAAATTTTTGAAGGCTTATTCAGTATTTCTAAGATCATATGATTCTCTTTCTCTCTTATTACACCTTAAAGTATCATAATATTAAATTGTTGTCAAGTAAATTTTTAGGGTTGACGAATCATCAAATTATATGTATAATAAGGAGACTCCTTTATAAGAGGGTAGTATACTATTTACGTTTTGGATAAACCACTTCAACATTATCAGGTAATTTTACTAAAGATTTACCTTTCACTTGATGAATAACGAATTGAGTTTTAGGGAATTCCCTAAATAGTCCATGCCAAATAGGTCTCCAATTCTCAGTTAATCTTTGAGTATTTAAGTTATCTCTCGGTGAAGGTAAATATACATCTGAATGACTTGTAATATCAAAACCAAATATTGAATCAAATCCATACATATGAATTTCTTCTCGTTTTAATTTATTTGCAGTGTAATGTGTTGCCATATGACCACAATTAAAATCTGTATAGTTTGCTGCATATTTAGGAAGAACTGTGTAAAACTCTTTAATTTGTTTTGAATAATGAATGTAAAAATCATTTCTCATTTCCATCCAATGTTTTGGTCTCGCGCCCAGTACCCAATCCCCTTGAACTTGAACAGAACCAGTTGATATGGCTTTCATCATTTTGAAATCTACCATAACTGTTGTATATACATTATTAACTTCCATAGGTGGAAGGTTACATACAATTTTTAACCCTTTTGATGGATTATATAAGCCAGCACTTTTTCCGTTACCAATAATGTGCGCTACACTAGGCATCAGAATCTTCCATAATTTCCATTCCCATTTTATTCATAATTCTTTCTTTTCCTTTTCTGCCTGTCCAATGAATTGCTTTTGCTTTCTTACTGCTTTCATCATCATGTTCAAATTGTATTCTTAACCAATTATATTCATTTGGAATATCATTGATATGTATCATTCTATTAAGTGGGCTATTTATCATAGCATGAAGTACTTCTTGATCACCTCTTTGTCCATGATTCCCCTTTTCAATATACCATGCCCATTTATCTAAAATTGCTGGACAATCTTTAAATGCCACAATTCCAGAATTATGCCAAGTTTCCATCATTCTTTTTGACCATGGATGATCTTGAACCATTCCTATTTTGTTAGGAATAACATAACTAAAAATATTTGACATATCTGCTAAAACTTCTATGTCACTATCTATCCAGCAACTATAATTTGAAATTTTAGAACAATTTATCATCGCTTTTGGTTTTTTAAACCAATTAACTAATTTTTTTGGATTACCAATAGTAGAATCTGCAACCGTACTTCGCATGTCTATGACATGATCAAAACCTAAGTGTGATAACATATTTTTTAATTCTAAACTAACACCAAAGTCTGCAAAAACTAAAGGAATATCATTATGGGCTTTATAATTTTCAACAAACCAAGGAAGCATCCATTCTGTATTTTCATCACAACCCGTAATAAAACATTTATCAAATAATGTCATATTTGCCCTTTCCTGTTTCCATCACTTTTTTATAAGAATGTTTGTGCGTACATCCTATTTCTCTTTGTATAGTTGTGAAAGTATCCTTTACAGTAATAGGAAATGGACTCCACTCATGCAAAAAATAAAATCTTCTATTATCAATAAAAACATCAGTTGGCGCAGGGTCATTTTTTGCTCTACCGACAAGTTGGTGTGCTGCCTTATAGTTAATCATGTAAGCATGTGCGCCAGGAAGGTAAGGTTTTGATTGTAGTTTATTTAAACCGATAGTGTTTGGAGTTTTATATGAGCCATAAGATGGTTCCCCCAAAGATACTAATAATGGCTCTGTGTTGACCTCAAGCATACTTATATTTGGTATATTTCCTTCAAAAACCGCATCATGTTCTAAAATCAAATAAGATTGATCTTTTTCTTCTTCACATTTTTTCCAGAGACTATAATGAGATAAAAATGCAGCCATACACCTCTCAGTTCTAGACCATTTTTCATTAAATCCAATAGTGGGTATATTGCGCTCTTCCATCATTCTTGATGGATCATCTTTTGGCGTTATCGCAGGAAACATTTCTACAGTAACTCCATATTCAGCAGCAGATTGAATACACTTTTCTGCCGCCTTAACAGATTTTTCCATATCCATAATTGTTATTACATATGATTTCATAGTTTTCTCTTATTTCTGTTTGATGCAATTGCAGCATTTAAAACATTAAGATGCTGATCCCTACGTTCCGCTGAATGCTGCAAAGCAAGTGTGTCTTTTGGAAAACAAGCACCACCAAAACCTCTATCACCATCTGGACCTGGAACACTTATATGTGAATATCCAATCCTTTCATCCATACCTACGAGATATGATACTTCATCGTACTGGATATTCAAAGAAGCACAAAGATCATAAACTTCATTAAAAAACGCGACTTTTGTTGCTAGGAAAGAATTTCTAACATATTTAGTTATGATGAGTTCAGGAATTGATGATCGGACTGCATCAAACTTTTTGCAAGGTTCAAAAACATTAATCCAAAAATCTTCATTGCCGCCACCGAAAAGCATTTTATCTTGATTTTTAAAATCTTCAGATGCGTTTGCAGCAGTTAAAAACTCTGGAGAAAAACATATATTTAAATGCGTATTATCTTTTTCAATTTCTCTCCAACCTTCTATTGATATAGTAGATTTTATAAGAACCTCTGTGACTTGACCATCTACAACAGGAATTTTATTTAACATTTCAAAAATAATACTTACGTCACACTCACCATACTGTCCTTGAGGGGTGGGCAAGCAAACTATGTAACCATCTTTTCCAACTTGATCTTCTACCGTGTCGTTTGAATATTGTGGGTCTACAATAATAATATTGTGGTGATCTTTCAGTACGTCATGTACTGCCTTACCAACAAACCCATATCCTAATAGTACTAAAGAATTCATAATATACCTCAATAACTTTGTGCGAGTCTCCACATCAAATATTCTTTACTCTCAATAGGCTCATATTTATCAGTCATACGACCCATTAGATTTTTAACTATAGTGCCCGGAGTAGGATCAACAAAATGTGGCATACTGTATCTAGTCTTATGTATATGTGAATTAACTACTCTGTGTTTTGTGCTTTTAAAGTAATCATTTGTCCATCTTTGAAGTAGATCGCCAATATTCACAACTACACCATCAACATTATATGGCACTGGATGCCATTCACCTTTTAAATCTTGTACTTGCAATCCTGGAACATCGTTTATTTGCCAAAGTAGTGTAATGGTTCCGTAGTCACTATGTTCACCAATTCTCATTTGTTTATCTTCTACTGGACCATCGTGTGCTGGGTAATGAATAACTCTTGTAGTGTTAAATGGTTTCATATGAGCATCCACAAGAGTAGTACCAGATTTTAGAATTTCATCAAATCTACTCAGTATTCTAAGAGTTAGTTTATCTGCAACATCAATACTTTGCAATGCTGTTGCTTTAAATCCTGGTAATTCTTTAGGCCAAAGATGTTCACTCATCCTTGTATTATTGTAATTGAAAGATTCTTTAATGTCTTTAGGTGCGGTTGGATCAACATTTTCATCTCCTACCATGCTATAACCTAGATTAGTATCACCTTCATATGGATATTTTTTCTTTATATCATTTGGTAAATTGAAAAATGCCTTCATTTCACTAAACCAACTAATCATATCAGACCTTTCAATTGGAGTTAAACCATTAGTAAAAACAGCAAAACCTACGGATGTATAAGCATCCTCAATATGCTGATTTGCATATGAAGAATTTAAATCAATCACTGGTATCATTTTTTATTTCCTTTGGCTCTAGGGGAAGGACTCGAACCTTCACGAATATAAATAGTCTTTTACACTTAACTATATATCCACGATATAAACAGTATCGCGTGTCTACCTATTCCACCACCCCAGACCATATGCTCTAGTTACTCTTTTGAGTTTCTAGAGCAGATATCATTCGTGTCAACCCTATACCACCACCAACTCTTGGAAAGAAATCAAACTCAAGAAACTTTTCAAGTTCTGCTTCAACTCTCTCATCCCCAAATAAATGTTTAATAAGTCCAGCATATTCTCCATTAGAAATTGTATGAAATGTATCTCTCATTTGATTTTTATCCGTACTGCGTTCAGCACTACCAATAGTTTCCATACCCCCAAGGATAACATCAATCTTTCTACTAGTTCCATCTTCATTGCGACTCATATTCCAAAATGGGCTTGTCATTTCTGGGAAGTCTGTAATCATACAAGAACCAAATGATGCTTGCATTGCTAATTCATGTTGGGCGTCCAATTCTGTATTCGCACTAATACCATAATGTCGCTGCCATTCTCTATATGTTTTCTCTGTGCAATCGTCAAAACCTAAATGACTTACTAATTGTCTTTCCATGACTTTAAGATCATTTATATCTCCTGGCATTTCAAATTCAAACATGGGAAAAATTGTATCGTGCCGACCCTGAATTGCGTTAGGTTCTTGTCTATATGAAGTGGAGACACAAAAAAATCCCTTCGCAGAGGGATCAGATAATAATTCATGTTCTAGCCACATTTGCCCAGTTTGGGGTAAAGGCCAAACATTACCTTCATAATTATAACTTGCTACATTTTCTGGGTCTTCACATGCTGCTAAAATACTTAATCTATTTTGCGTATGTACTTCTAAAAACCCTCTGTTCAAAAAAAAGGAGCGTAAACGCCCCACAGTGTTAGTAAATTTCTTTGGATTTATCAGTTGTGTCATTTTCTCTCTTTCTCTTAAAAAAAGAGGAAGCCAAGGCTTCCTCAACTCATTAGATGTATTTAGCAATTTTTCATTGTATATCTTCTATTTTATCACAAAGTTTTAAACTTTTTGCTTCTTCCGCACTTAACCAAACATCTTCTGGTGGGAGCAAAAACTCTCTTACTTTTTTTTCATTCATACCAGTACATTTTTTATAATGATTAATCATCCTTTCAGTAGTAAGTTCCATCTCTTTTACTCTTGCGAACAACTCATGTTCTTTACCTACACTACCCCAAGAATATTGGTGAGATAAAATTGCAGTATTTGGCGTGAGAATTCTTTTACCTTTTTTACCAGATATGAATAATAGCAATCCACAAGATGCAATCATACCCAATCCCACAGTTTTAACAGGAATTGTTGATGCTCTCATAACATCAACTAAGGCAAAACAAGCATTTAAATCTCCACCCCTTGAACAAATTCCTAATGTTAATTCTTTTGGTTTATCACTTCTTTTCATATTTTCTGATAATATCCAATCAATAATTGGACTCATTGTATCCATTGATACATCACCCATAAAAACGTATGTGCCATGGGAAAGTAATTGCATTTTTGGTGGGATTGTTGGCGCTGATGGCGCACTATTTGTTATATTATTCATATTCAATCATTCCTAAAGTTGGAGACTCCATTGGAGTCTCCGTTATTAATTATTTAAGGTACTTTCGCATCAATTCCTTCAACATAATAGTTCATTGAGTTAAGTTGAATATCTGTTGCAACTTCCCCATCTGCTAACTGAAGATTTCCTTCATTATCATATATAGGTCCAGTAAAAGCGAAGAATTCACCATTAGAAATAGCATCTTTGATTTCTTGAGCCTTTGCTTTTACATCATCTGGCATATTTGTAAATGGAGCCATTTGAACAACATCTTCATTCATATGTCCAAAATAATCTTCACTTTCCCAAGTACCATCAATTACCGCACCAACCTTACGAATATAATATGGCGACCAATTATCAATAGTTGCTGTAAGTTGTGCCTTTGGTGCAAATTTACTTTGATCAGATGCTTGACCAAAACCAAGTTTCCCTTGTTGTTCTGCCGCTTGAAGTGGTGCAGGACTGTCGGTATGTTGTGCAACCATATCACATCCTTGCGACATTAGAGCCTTTGCAGCATCAGATTCTTTTCCTGGATTATACCAAGTATTCACCCAAACAATATCAATATCAACATCTGGATTTACACTTTTTGCTCCAAGATAATAAGTGTTGATTTCACGAATAACCTCTGGAATCGGATATGCTGCAACATAACAAATTTTATTTGTTTTAGTCATCATACCAGCAATCACACCTTGCACATGCCTCGCTTGATACAATCTCAAACCATAACTTGACATATTTGGCCCTTGCTTATATCCTGTAGCATGTTCAAACTTTACATCAGGATATCTTTTTGCCATTTTTGCAGTTGCTTCCATATATCCAAATGATGTTGTAAAAATAATATCAGCACCGCGAAGAACCATTGAGTTAATAACTCTTTCTGCATCTGGACCTTCGCTGACACTTTCTACATACATTGTTTCAACTTGATCACCAAAATGATCCTCTACATCTTGTCTACCGATATCATGGCGATACGTCCAACCATGATCACCTACTGGGCCGACATACACGAACCCTACTTTAACTTTATCCCCAGCCCATGCGCTTGTCGCTAACATTACTGCTGCTACGATTGTTAAAAGTTTTTTCATTTTATTTTTAACCTTTCTTGATTACATTGTGCCAATGATTGGCATCTTGAACATGGACTATGTGTCCATAATTGATTTATAAGATTTTTAAGATCGTTTCCTTGTAAACTTTTACCATCAGATACAACCCAAGCAGTTGCACCTTCGTTACCTAATAATTCACCATTATCATTCAAATTATATGGTAAGTATCCTAAACATTCGTAATATTTGTTATTTTCTTCAAAAAAATCTGCTAACAAATACCCATCTGGATTTATACTATCCCATTCATCATTCATAAATTCATTTACTATAATCACTACATTATCGTTCAAATAATCATTACATAAAGTCAATACTTTATTTAATTTACTTGTCTTTAGATCAGAAGTATTATTAAAAGAAATTGTAGGTTCTCTTAAATCTATCTCCAAAATAGAAATTTTTTTATTCTTATCTTCTAAAACTGATGTTATTGTATCCAAAACATCGCCACTATAAAACTCAACCTTATTATCATATTCTTTTAAATCTTGAAGATCAAATGCACAAATTTCTTCAGACCATTGCTTCTCTAATAATTTTTTTGTTAAACCTAAAAAGTTATCAGACCCTATATCTAAAGCAAGACCATTATTAGCATAATCTATACAGTAATAGTAGAAATCATTTAATCTTTCAAATTTTTTTGCGTTTAGAGCAGCATAAAAGATATCAATCTTTTTCAATGTAATTTACCTATTGAGTTGTTGTTGATTTTAAACCTTGAACTTCAGTATAGAAAATTTTAGTAACCCCCATATCATCAACTAATTGTTTACACATAATAGCGTCATTAGGCCAAAGCCCATAACTAAATACATTTGATATGAGTTTTTCGGCTCCCTCTGGTTTAATAATATATGCAGAATTTCCCGCCAAACCTTGCGGAATATTCCATTCGTCAATATGAGGTATTCCTTGAATCGGATTATGGTTTCGTTGAATAATATCATGGTATTGTCTAGCGCGTCTTGTTGCACCAATAGGATTATTTATACCCACTACTTTATATTTTGAATCTAAAATATATTGATAATCTAATTTTTTAACAAATTTGGCATCATGCTCCAATATAAGAATTGGTTCTTTTATTTCAAAACATTTCGTCCATAATCTAAAATGACTTATAGCACAAGCAATTCTTCTTTCTTTGATCGCTGTAGGATATGCAGATTTAGTAAGACCTGTTGCAATATCAGTGACTTTACCTTCCCATGGATAATTCCAAAATAAATCCCAATCAATTAATTGTCTATTAGCATTTTTTTCATTTGTAGCATCAAATCTCTCTACATAGAAATCACAATTTAGTTCTCTCGCACTTTGCCATACTTTGTTAAAACCGTTTTCACTTAGTTTATCATCTTTTAGGGTTATACAATATGCTTTCATTAATTCACCTTATAATAATCTTTATACCACGACACAAATTTACCCACACCTTCTGTAATTGATATTACTGGAGAGTATCCCAATCTTTTTAATTTAGATGTATCACTCCAAGTTTCTTTTGCGTCTGCTGAATGCATCGGAGCCATTTTTATTATTGCTTTTCTATTCAAATGTAATTCTATTTGATGAACAAAGTCCATAAGTTGAACCTTTTCACCCCTTCCAATGTTATATATATCTTTTCCAGTTTGCGCTAACAGAATTATTACGCCATCTACAATATCGTCAATATATGTGAAGTCACGAACCATATCACCATTATTGAATACAGTAATCTCCTTACCCCCAAGAATATTTTTTGTAAAATCAAAGAGTGCCATATCTGGCCTACCCCATGGACCATAGACAGTAAAGAACCTCATTCCGATAGTGTTCTTAATACTACTCATTTCAAATTGAGACTCATTAACCACTTTTGAATAGCCATATGGGTGTTTTTGGGTATGCAATTGGGTATCCTCATCCCAAGGGATAGGATTACCGTTCATAACAGATGATGTTGATGCATAAAGAACTTTATCAATACCCCAATTTTCACACGCATCAATTAGATTTTGTGTACCAATTATATTATTGTTGATATATAGTTTAGGAAACTCTAATGAATATCTAACCCCAGCATATGCCGCTAAATGAATAACAACATCAACACCATCAAGTTTATCATGCCAATCAGATTTGAATGTAGTTAAAGTTAAATCTCCATAAGAAGTTTCAATCCCCAAATCATCAAGTTTTGCAGCGCGAGACCTTTTGAGTGAAACATCATAATAATCATTATATGAGTCAATTCCTAATACATGATGCCCTTGAGAAAAAAGTTTTCTTGCAAGATGATACCCAATGAATCCTGATATACCTGTAATGAATATTTTCATAGATTATCATCCATTATATTTTTGTAAGTGTCCGTAATATATTTTTTTTGAAGAAAATCTTCTCCTTTAAAATCTAACATAACTGCCTTACTTTTATCAAATTCTATTTTACCATTTCTATTTAATATCATCAAATATTCTTTGTTGTATTCCATAAGTTTTATTTTAATGCCTTGATAATTAAAGAATTGTTTAGATTTTTTATGAGACCAATATTCGTTAATTATATTATATCTCTGTAGTGTGGAGAAAATACTATGTTGATCCCCATACCAATCATGGTATTGCGTATTTTTATCATACTCATTTTCTCTATCAACGAAAAAATTAATTATTTCATTTTTATTACTAACTTTCATATTCACACAAACAGCAGTATTATTAATCTGTCTTGTAATTGGTTCATTAGCATTTGATCTCACATATAAACCAATATCATACTCATCTTCAAAAAATATGTTACCATCACCCATAAATAAATGATCTGCGCCCACTAAAACGTGTTTACCCAAGTCACAATTCTTTATATAATTCGTATTTGATTGTACTATAGACTGCATCAATGAATGTTCCGAAATCGCGCTTCTAAAAACTTCAAAATTTTCAAAAGGTGTGATCATGTCTGATTGTACTACAACTTTTGCATTTTTTCCAGAAAATTTTAAAAAGGTGTCTTTCATTCTGGATAGTGTTAATCTATAATCAAAATTTTCTCTTGCACTTAAATGTTTTTTTAAAGTGGGACTTGCGGAAATAATATCTCTGTAGAAGGGTGCGAGTGTTATCAAAGTAGATATTCCTTATTATTCATTATTAAGTCTATAACTTTATTATGATTTACCGTAGGGTATATAGGTATACTGACTTGATGACTTGATATATTTTCAGTCACAGGCAACTCAAACATATTTGGTTTGGAAAATATTAATTTTCTATATGGGGTTTGTTTATGAACTGGATTTTCATAATGACATTTTAGTTCTATTTTATCTCTCATTTCATTGAAAAATTTAATTCTATTTTTTACTAAAATAGGGTATATGTGGTATGAGTTATAGTTATCTATATGAGTTTTAGAATATTTAAAATATTTATTATATTTACTTGCAATAATATTTTTCGCAGAAATAATATTCTTTAAATTTTTTAATTTTATTCTTAAAAATTCACTTTGAAGATTATCCATTCTATAATTAAAACCAATAGATTTATCATCCCATGACCTTAGAGATTTTAACTCATCGTATTGACCTTCATCATTTACAACTATACAGCCAGAATCACCTAAAGCACCCAAACCTTTTCCTGGATAAAAACTAAAAGTTCCTATACCAGATGATCCAACATGTTTATTATTATGATAAGAACCGTGGGCTTGGGAACAATCCTCTAATATTGGTAAATTAAATCTTTTTAGCGCATCAATATTAACAACATTTCCATACATATGTACTGGAAGTATGGCTTTAGTTTTTGAAGTTATTTTACCTTCAACCAAATCAACATCTAAAAGAAATGTTTCTGGATCAATGTCAATAAAAACTGGCGTTGCTCCAACATAATTAATTGCAGCGACTGTAGCACGAAAAGTATGAGATACAGTTATAACTTCGTCACCCTTCTTTATACCTAAAGATATTAATGCTAAATGTAATGCTGATGTTCCACTATTCACACCAACACAATAACGCGCTCCAACAAAGTCTGCAAATTCTTCTTCAAACTTTTCTGTAGCAAAAATGTAGTTACCACTTTCAATAACTTCACTTGCGACTTTTTTCATAGAATTAATTTCACCTAAATGGATTGATTTTAAGTCATAATATGGTATCATAATATCCAACTCATAATTTTTTTAGATTCATAGATGTTAGTTTTTGGTTTCAAGTTTTCTTTTATACATTTTAAAAAATGTTTTCTGGCATTATACAAACTTTCATCATTAGGTATTCTTGGAATATATATGTCTTTCATATGTGCTGGAGAAAATTTACTATCAACATCCTTGTGTGAATACTCCCTAATTTTATCAGAAGACATATCATCATATACTATAGATTTATTTTTTCCAACAATAATAACTTCACGAATTTTAATAGGAGAAACCCAATTACAATTTATTAAAGCATTAAACCCATTATTAAACTTTAAATTAATTGATGCTTGGTTCGCTATATTATTTACATGATAATTCTTTATTATTTCACGCTTATCTAATTTTAAATTTGGATATAAAAAGTTTATTATAGATAAATCATGTATTGCTAAGTCTAAGACAACATCAACATCATTTTGAAACTGCCCATGAGACATTCTATTACTATTATAATACAATGGAAATTCCACAACCTTTGAATTTTTAAGGTACATGATAGCGGGATTATAGCAGAAAGTATGATCTACAAAAATTATGCGATTAACATTTTCGCTCAGATCAATTAATCTGTCAATTTCATTGAGTTTTTCACATACTGGTTTTTCTATCCAAATATGTTTCTTTTCTTTAAGACATTTAACAGCAACTTCAAAGTGAGTGTTTGCTTTTGTAGCAATTATTACAGCAGCAATCCGTGAATCTTTCAAAGCAGAATCCAAATCATGATACATATCTACATTAGGATATTTGTTTTTTGCTTCTTTAAGAGAATCTGGATTACTATCACAAATTGCAGTCAATTTATCTGAAAAATTTCTTGCTAGATTTTTTCCCCAATACCCGTAACCAACTAATAATATCATTTTTCAAGACCATTTTTAATTTTATAAAATCTTTTTATTTCAGATTCAAGATGTTCATTATCTATATTATTTCTCTCAAGACCTATAACGTTTTTACCTATATTTTTTATGGGAACTCCAGCATAAATTTCTCCTGGTAATACATCACTTTTCTTAACGACAACAGAGTTCATACCTATCATAGAAAACGATCCTATAATCTGCCCTTGATGTACAGTTGCACCTGATCCTATATTCGCGCCATTCATTACAACGACACCACCTGTTAAAATAACACCTGCAGTTAGACTTATATCATTTTCAAGTACACAGTCATGGGCGATATGAGAATTACACATGATATAATTATTATTTCCTATTTTTGTTATACCGTTTAATGGTCTATGAACACTGACATATTCTCTAAATGTATTACCGTCACCAATCTCTACTATCCCATTACTATTCTCTGATTTGTGTTGGGCATCTGTTCCAATACAAACATATGGACCAATATTGTTTCCATCTCCTATAGTAACATTATCCCAATTAATTATTGCTGTAGGATGAATGTTATTCATTATAACACTCTCTCTATAATAGAATAACCAACACCTTTAGTGTAGTATTCTCTCAATACCCATTCCTTATTGTTTTTTATAAACAATTCTACCTCATATTGCATATTTTTAAATTGATTTGTGTCATGAATTGCAATATATTTATTTACAGAATTATGATGTAAATTTAATTCTTTTTTGAGGTGATTGGGTTTATGTAAAGAATCAATCAATAAAAAATCAACATTTTTTAGTTCAATTTTAGAAAAATTTATACTAGACCTTTCATAAAGAAATAATTCAACATCATCAAATAAATATGCCCATGGTCTAAAATTTTTAAAAGATATATCAACAAGTTCCATACTTTTAATACCACAATTTGCAGCAACAGCCGCACTCGCTCCTTGCTGAGTCCCAAGTTCTCTGTAAGATTCGCATTCTTTTAAACAGTCTGCCATTGCTGAATATATTTTAATTGACTCATAATCACCTGCTTTTTCATGAAGAGTTTTAACATTATCTATAAATTCTAATGTTGTTTTTATTTTTGTACCCTTATCAACAAGTATCATTCAAAATCTCCATAAGTTTCTACATAATTCATTTTACCACCTTTTTTGAATATTTCAAATGCCAACCAACTAACTGATATTCCATAAGGGAATCTTCTAGCATGTGTTTTTCCTACTGCTTTGTTAGTATTCACATATAAGTGAATATTTTCAGATGGCATAACTAACTTTGCTAATTGTGGCATACCTGAATCGCTGCCAATATGTAATTTTGCATTACCAATAACACTAATAAGAGTTTTTATATTACCATTATTTAACTCTTTAATTTTTGATTCTCCACCTATAGGTACTATTTTATAACCCATTTCTAAATACTTGTTTATAATTTTTACTTTTCTATCCTCGTTAATTCTTCGGTATTCTTGATTAGCATCCCATTGCATGGTTATATAGTTATCTGGAAAGTTTTTAAAAAATTCTTTTGGAGAAGGTATATTTGGTATCTTGAACCAATCATCTATTTTACTATAAACTTCACTCATATGACCTTCTGTGCATTTAATTTTTTGTGCTAAGTTATTCGTTCCAAATTCTAAATTTTTATTATTGAATAATTTTAATATTTCATTTTGATCTTTCATTTGAGGCAAATTCATGTAAACTTTTGAATTTTCTAACTTAGAAATTGTGTCACAATATGCAATATAGTCAAACCTATCACCTAGAGGTCTGATTATTCCCACATGCTTACCGCCAAATTTTTCGTCATGATGCCTTCCACTAATTTCAAACATTAACTTTTTAACTCCATAATATTGACATTGAAGAATTTTTTTTGTAGTAATATCTTCGCACTGTATCTATCAGTATTTAAATTGTCAATGACTTTTGCTGGTATTTTTGAGTTGTCTAATCTAATTTCCTCAAGAGTATCATATATTATAGTGTTAGATTTTAATAATAAATTATATTCTGAAGATTTGATTATTTTATCAAATAATTTTTCATCAAGTTGGTTTTTAATACTTTTAGAATAAAATTCATATTGCTGATCTGCTTTATGTAATTTTTTTATTTTTTTGACTTCTATAATACTCAAGAAGTCAAAAGCATATCCTTCGTCAACTTTAATAATAACCATTAGACAAATACCTATTATAATTAATCCAAGTTCCTAAATCTATATATTTGCCACCCTTAACAATATTAAATCCCAAATAATTTACAATGTCTCCCACTTCAGTATATTTTTCAAATAGATTTTGTTTGTAGGCTTCTTTTAAGTCTTTACCATCAAATTTTAGTATTCCCCAAAATATGTCTAATAAATCATCCTCAATTTGTGTCTTAACTCTAAAAGTTTTCATGTTTTTTTCTAATCTATCAACTCTAGACTCATCATCAGTATTAAATGTTCCAGCAACTACACCTTTAATTGAAGCCATTTCAATAAAAGGATTATTTTCAAAAATAGTATCAGGCATACCAAAAAACAATATATCATTTTCAGTTGTATGATTATAGTCTAAAAATTCAAATAGCACATTTGCGAAACCAGATTTTTTCTGACAAATGTGAATAAATTTATCATTGGTAAAGAAAGAAGTAACATCTCTTTTTAATTCATCACCATGAATGAATATTATTTTTTCAGCACCTGCTTCCATCATCTTTGAAACTAAATGATTTGATACTGGATTATAATATGTATAATTTCTTTGAGGTAACATTTCTTTTGAAAATGTCAGCCCTAGCCTTGTTCCAATACCACCTATAGGCACAATACCTATTATCATTTACTCTCCCCAATAGTTTTTTTGCGCTGAAGTATCAAAATCAAAACCCCACTGATCAATATCATCTTTGTACCAATCCGCAACAATTTGAATTGTTTCTGGTGTATATATGTCTTGATAACGCTTATCATTAACAGCAGTTACATTTCTTGCGCCTGTCATAAATGGTAAATTTAAATACTTACATATTTCTTCATCTAAATGCTCAAGTCGTAAAATGTCACAACGCATAATGCCTTTATCACAAGTTACATAATCTTTTGCTGGATACCAACCGCGAATGGCTCTGTGCCACATATATTCATGTCCACCCCATTTATGCCTTTCCTCAAGAAAAGCCTCAAATGATGAGCAGTCTGAATATTCAGTCTCACCATAATGATCTGAATTTTCTTCAAGGTAAATAACCTTTTTAGCAAAAAAATAACGAGAAACAACTCTATCCCAAGGATTTCGCACAATCGCAAAAAACTGCATTTTGTCTTGTAAACCCTTGCTAATATCTCTCCATCTAGCGTGTTCAAAACCATCATGCTCACCAAGCGATTGCATTTTATTTCTAACTGCTTGGGTGTATTCGCCAGTTTTGTGAGTTTGTGGTGTCGCAATCATTACTTTAGGTCTAGCAATATTACTACGTCTAATACTCATTCCACCATTTTTTGGGATATGGATAAAAAACTTTTTTATCATTTTATTTCCTTATTTTATAAATGTGACTATCAGGAAATCTTGAAAGATGCCTTGTGCTAATTTCTTTTAGATTATAATTTGTCAATTTACTTTTAAGTGAACCTAACTGTATATCTCCAATATTACCAAGTTTCATTTGTTTAACTGTCCAATAATTATTTCTCTCCATTTTAGTCATAACATCAAGTGCATATATATCTTCAATGTAATAAATTCCATCATCTTTTAAAAAATCTATTAAACTGGTAAAAGTTTTTTCATTTGCAGTGTGTGTATGTAGACCATCATCAATTATAAAATCAAATTTTAAATCTCCTATCCAATTTTTTATTTCTTTTTTAAATTCTATAGTTGTACTGTCAGATTTTAACCAGTGTACTCGCTCTCTATTTAAAACTTCTATATTTTTAACATCAACTCTTTCAAATATGTCTACACAATAAAGATTTGCTCTAGGTAAATAATCATGCCAAGCACTAGTACTTGCACCTTTGTAAACACCTATTTCCAAAAAATTAATTTCTTTATTTCTTACTTTAGAAAATTCTTTTTCGTACTCTATATGATAATGATGTTTATAACCTTTATCACACTTATATCTGTCAAAGCAATCTTTTAAGTTCACTCTACAACCTTTCTCAATTCTTCTACATTCTCACCACGATTTGGTAGTTTATCTTTTAAGAAGAAATGTACAAAGTGACATTCTTTAATTCTAGTATTAGCAGTAAACAAACCATTCCATTTCCAATCTAAATGTTTAATTGCCATTTTTTCTTCTCTAATCCAAGTATTGAGAAGTGTTTGGTCTGTTGACCATTTCCAAGCACCCATACCATCAACAAAAGGTTTAAACTCTGGCCTACGAATAAATTGTGCTGGGGTTTCTCCTTTCAAGTACTTCTCAATTGATTTGTTCATAACCATGATGCCCATATTGAAAAACTGACCACCTGTTTTATTATTCCATTTCCAATCAACAGATTTAATCGTGCTGTATTGCATTCTAGAATAATTAGCAATTTTTGCCATATACTGATTATTGATAGGCATTTCTCTTTCACAAACAGCCCCAAAATCATAACCTTCAGATAGTTCATCAAAGATATTTGGAGCGTCTGGACGAATCCACACATCAGCATCAATAATTGCTACTTGATCGTATGATCTAAGATAAGTGAATGCATTTTCTTTTTCATATATTGGAAGATAGCCACCATGCTTTTCATATGATTCTTTACTACGGTTTGTAGAAAACACATCAGGTTTAATCATAAGAATAGGTGATCTTTGTACTTCATAATCTATATTGTGACGTTTACAATAATCTTTCACAGACTGTGTGCAATGGTCATAAAGTTTTGAACGCTTTCCAACGTAAACTTGATATATAAGTCTTTTCATAATACATTCCAATTTTATTTACAGCGAGAACACTCGCATTTTATACAAACATCATTTCTGCAAGACTTACATTCTTTCTCGCAATGAGATTTACACTTACAATTATAACACACATCTATGAGCGTGTTAGTATTTTTCATTTCTTATGCAGTACTTCTTTAGCATAAAATGCTGCAACAATAGCAGCAACAGAAACAAAGTATGTTGGAGCCATATCTCCAAGAATAGCAGGTGCTTTTTCAAGACCCATCCATGCAGCAATTACAACAGCAAAAGGATATAGAAGCATTCCAGCAAGCGCAAACCAAGCCATCGCTCTTTGTGCATCTTGTTTTTTATCTTCATTCTCCATATCAGAACGTAAATCTTCTAATTCAATCATTCTTTTTTCATTTGCCATTTCATCATCAGAGATGATACCATCTCCGTCCCTATCTAGGTATTCATACTTTGATTCTGTTTCTAATTGTTTTGGTTTTTTAGTTGCCATGTTCTTTCCTTAGATTGATCATAACAAAAAATTCAATTATTCTTCTTTTGATTCTTCAGAACTATTATTTTCTTCATCTGCTTTTGCAGCAGCAATGATACCTTCAACAATAGCATTTACTTTATCGTACACAAAACCAACAGTAGATAAATCTGCTGCTTTAAAAATTCCTGCTTGGCTTGAGGCATCAAATACTTGTCTGATAACCATAAGATCGTTTGGTGTAATGTCAACTTTTGGCATGTCATTCGTTTGTTCATTTTCAGTAGTCATTTTTTTCTCCATAAGAATTTTATTCACTTAGTATATAGTATTAAGTTAAAAGAAATATTCTGTTTCATTCATAAAATTATTTAATAATAGGTAAATCCTGATGGTGGTGCGTATACTTGACCACCAAATATAAATGTTGCAGATATTGATCCATTAGTTTCAGACCCAATAATAAATGAATATCCACCTTGAGAATAATCTATAGTTCGTCCTGCGCCTGTAATTGGATCACCTGTGTTGGATGCCCATGTATTATTTACACCAAACCAAACCTTTTCTGCATCTGTATCATATGCAATTTGAAATACATCATTTGAATTGTTTGCAATTATCATCGGACTACCGCTAAATCCAGTACTAGTACCATTGGGCGCACCACTTGGATGTTGGGTTGCATAATTGAAAGAAACTTGTGTCTGAGAATTATATTGATTACTATTAGTTGAATTATATCCAATATTTGCATTATGTGCCGCAGCATCATTAGTTCTAGCAATACCGACAGTCCAAGCATCACCAGATGCATTAGTAAGTTTTACTTCTATATACTTTTTGCCTGTAGGCATAGTATTTCCAGCACCAGTTGGGAAATATAAAGTACCAGTTCCACCACTCGTTGCATTGGTATGAAAAGTTGTTATAGTACCATCTGTGGTTGGTTGTAATGTATTTGAATTTCTTGTTTGTAATGCATCAACAACAACTGGTATTGAATATGCAAGTTGAACAGTTGATGTTGCTGTACTTACTAAAGCACCATCTGATGCTTTTACTCTAAATCCGAATTCACCTGCTGGTGTAGTTCCACCAGAAGAATCGTATGTAAGTTTAAAAACTCCATTTGACGGTTGTGTAACTGACAAAACTTGTGGTGGTAATGATGTAGAGTTATATAATGTTGTACTTCCACCAGAATCTTTATATCCATCCCAATCATAGGTTATTGGAAATCCATCAGCATCAATCGCTATACTAGTGATTCTACCACTATCACTTGCAGGGTCTAATTTAAAAACAGATGGGGGAGATGTTATAAATCTAGGTGCAGTGTTAAAGCCAGAAATATCTTTTCCTGTGCTATCAGCCACAGATAATTGTCCCAATTTATTTTGTAACTGTAGACCACCTAAATGAATTGTACTACCACTTAAATATAAGTCTTTCCATTTCTTACTTACAGAACCTAAACTGCGAGAACTATCGGCATCTGGTAATATATCTTGTGCAATTGATGATAGATCAAGAGAAGCAGAAGAACTGACATTCCATCCAGATACATCTGAATCATAGGTGAATGATTTTCCTGCTAGTGTTGCACTTTGACCATGTGTTGGATTATCTGGAAAGTTTATTGCCATGTCTTATCTATCCTTTAATACGCCTTAAATCCAGTTGGAACAGTGTAACTTAGAGTTTGTCCTGACCCAGATACGAATTGTGCGGTGGCAGCACCAGCACTAGTAGC